CTACGGTACACGAAAATGAGCGAGATGACGGCGAAAATTCAGGAAAACCAACCAAATCCAAGTATTGAGCAGTTGGACGAGGTGTGCCGTCGTCTGACTGTTGATCAGATGCGTTTCGTCGTGGCGCGGCAAGAGTTCCCAACCGACAAGGCGGCTGCGGAGAACATTGGCATCAACCCGAACACGGTATCGGCCTGGAAACGGGACGGCGCGCCGATAGATGAGGCGGTCAAGTTGATGGCCTTTGACGGCTTAGTGATCGCGGCGCATATCCGGCGGCGACACTTGGCAAAGGCCATGGCCGTCAAGGTTGCGGGGCTGGATGATGACGATTCTCGGCTGCGCCAAGGTGTTGCCACCGAGATCATCGAGTGGGAAATGGGCAAGGCGACACAGCGCGCCGAGCTATCCGGCAAGGACGGCGGGCCGATTGAAACCAAGATCACCGAGGTGATTGTGAGAATACCAACCAATGAGCCTGTGGAAACGGAATAGGTCAATTGGGGAAACGGGCCTTCATCAATTCTTGGAGAAGGTTAGTCCAATGTTCATGTCCAAACTGGGTCTTGCCATGGCATACGCGGCATAGCGAAATTAGATTGAGGGGATCACTATTGTGCTTATTGTAATCAATATGATGGACATGGAGCGTGCCTGCGTTATCTCGGTGCTGCCCGCATAGTTGACATGTCTGTTTATCTCTGCGTCTGATTTTGGTACGTAGTGCTTGGCTAAACTCTTTGGGATAACCGACGTAGAATCCTGGCCTTCCCTTTCGGGCAAGATGGGTGCAATTGGGACAATAAACATTATGATTGCGACGCATAATCAAGCTCTCGGCTTTAGAAACAGGAGCACCGCAACCAGCACAAGGGACAGTGATGGTGTTGTAATGTCCATTATTCTTTCCGTGCTTAGTTCTATGCTCGCTAACCCATTCGCCGGCGCATATTTGGCAGCAAAAATAATGTTTGACTCGTTTTATGTGCCATGGCTGGCGCTCAAAGGATTTCCCGCAATTTTCGCAAATAAGGGTCTTTTTCGTATTGGGTTGAACGCGAGACCAGTGGCTAGGCAAAAACTTACGCTCTCTGCCCCTAGAATCATATTTGGGCAGAGTTTGCCCACATCCGCAGGCGCATTCAATTATTGGGTTTTCTGTTCGTTTTGGCATATGTCAAATATATATCAAAACGACGTTTGTGTCAAGCTGGCAGGGGGGTGATTCAAAAAGATGTCTTCTACTTTGTATCGGGTTTCTGGGGATAAGCTGGAGTTGAATTTCCATTTTGGACAAGCAAAGGCATGGCGAAACGATAGGCGTTTTATCTTTATCATCGCAGGGACGCAAAGTGGCAAGACATCTTTCTGACTCGGTCCCTGGTGGCTCTGGCGCGAAACTCAACGCTGCGGGTCGGGCGACTACCTGGCCGTTTCGGCATCCTATGACCTGTTCAAGCTGCGGATGCTCCCGGAGATTCGTACCGTGTTCGAGTCGGTGATGAACGTCGGGCGCTATTGGTCGGGCGAGCGGGTGATAGAACTGCGCGATCCGGCGACGGGCGAGTTCCGCGCCCAGCGGGCCGATGATGAGATGTGGGGGCGCATTATCCTGCGTTCGGCGCAATCGGGCGGCGGCCTGGAGTCGGCCACGGCCCTGGCGGCGTGGCTCGATGAGTGTGGACAAGACGACTTTACCCTGGAGGACTGGGAGGCGGTGCAGCGGCGGCTCTCATTGTCTGAGGGGCGGGTGCTGGGCACTACGACGCCCTATAACCTGGGCTGGCTCAAGAGCGAGATATACGACCGCTGGCGTGAGGGCGATCAGAGCATCGATGTGATCGGGTTTCCGTCTATCGAAAATCCGGCATTCCCGCGGCGTGAGTTCGAGCGGATGCGGGACCGGATGCAGCCCTGGCGATTCGATATGTTCTACCGGGGCCAGTTCACCCGCCCGGCAGGGCTGATTTACGACTGTTTCACAGATGACATGCTGATCGACCCGTTTCCGATTCCGGCAGAGTGGGAGCGAGTGATCGGCGTCGATTTCGGCGGGGCCAACACGGCGGTGCTGTGGCTGGCCTGCGACCCGGACGGGACGTGGTACGTGTATGACGAGCTACTGGAGGGTGACAAGACGAGCCAAGAGTATGCGGGGGATGTCTTGGGGCGATTGCCGGGGGGATGCGAGTACCGGGCATATGGCGGCGCAAAGTCTGAGGGCCAATACCGGCGCGATTGGGCGACGGGCGGGTTGGACATTTCCGAGCCGCCGGTGAGCGACGTAGAGGCGGGGATCGACCGGGTGACAGAGCTGATCAAGGGTGGGCAATTCCGCGTGTTCCGCACCTTGCGCGGGTTGCGTGACGAGCTAGGCAGCTACCGGCGCAAACTGGACGGCGACGGCGAGCCAACCGATGACATCCTGGACAAGCGCACCTATCACCGCCTGGACGCCCTGCGCTATGCGGCCTCCGGTATCGTGAGCTGGCGCCAAATCCTGATCGGGTGGGTATGATATGGGCATTATAGACAAGTGGCTTGAGCGGGCGGTATCAGGATTGGGATTTGTCAAGGCGGACGCCATCCCACGCAATGCGGAGCTGGGCTACATCCTGAGCGGGGAATCATCGCCCGGATCGGGCCTGTTGAACGTTAACAACTGGAGTCAGGATCAGCTAGAGCGGTTAGCCGCCTGCTGCACCTGGGTGGCGAGTGACATCAACGTGATCGCCAACACCCTGGCCTCGACGCCATTCGGGGTGTACCAGAGAACGGGCGAGCGTGACGAGGCGATAGAGGCGCACCCGTTCGAGGTGCTGCTGGAGTTCCCGTGCCCATTTTGGGATCAAGAGCTGTTATTGACGTATACGGCGTGGTGGTACAGCCTGCGCGGCGAGGCATATTGGATGCTGGTCCCGGACAAGGGGGGCGACCTGGCGCAAATCTGGCCGCTGCCTGCCAACCGGATGCGGCCCATCCCTGACGCGCAGAACTACATCCGGGGATTCGGTTACACCTCGACGCGGGACGGGCAAGAACGGTTTTTGCCGCCTGAGTCGGTGGCGTTCTTTCGCCGGGCCAACCCGTTTGACTATCACCGTGGCATGTCGCCCATCAGCGCGTATAAATTGGAGATGGCGAGCGACCAATCGGCGGCGGAGTGGAACAAAGAGGCGTATGACAAGGGGTTAACACTCGACGCCATCCTGAGCGTCCCGCCCGAGATGTCGCCCCGGCAGTTCGAGGCCGTCAAAGACGAGATCCGGCACGACATCGAGACAGAGCATAAAAGATGGATCATCGCCCGCGCCGGCGACCTGAAAGCTACTACTCTCGGCATGACCGCCAAGGATGCGGAGTACTTGGGCAGCCGCGTATTCAACAGCACAGTGATCGACCGGGTATACGGTTTCCCGGAGGGATTTTGGAGCGTTCAGGCCAACCGGGCCAACGCCGAGGCGGCAAAGGCGACGGTGATCGAAAACACCGTCTGGCCAATGTGCACGCGGTTCGCGCGGGTGATCACCGATCGCATCATTCGCCCGTTCTACGGTGACGACCTGCGGGGTAGGTTTGACGACATCCGCCCGCGTGACCGTTCGCTGCTGGTGCAAGAGCGGCGCGTGTACTGGCAGGTGATGAGCGTAGACGAGGCGCGGGCGGAGCTTGAGCTGGACCCGCTAGATGACCCGATGCTAGGCGCTACGCTCGTGCCGCTGGCCGTCCAACAGCAGGGCGGGGGCATGGGCAGCATTGGCGGCATTGTCGCAGAGGGGCAGCAGCCGCAAGAGGAGCCGGGTATCAGCAAGGCGGCCCAGGATGACCTACGCAAGTGGCAGCGCATCGCCCTGCGGCGGCTCAAGGACAACGACGATCCGGCATATGCGTTCGATTCCGAGCACATCCCGCCGGACGTGAGCATCGGCGTGCTGGACGCACTCAAGTCGGCCACGACTGAAGAGGAGGTCAGGGCGGCTTTTGCCGCCGGGTTTTGCCACGACCATGACCACGGCGGGGAAACAGTTTTTCACACTTGGGACGGGTATCCGTAGAGACCTGGACGGCAACGAGGACCCTAACGGTGGGGCAAAGATTGCCGCCGAGAACAGGATCGAAAACGCTCTTTACCAATTCTGGAGACAGCAACTAGAGCGCATCAAGGACCGGCTGCGCGGGGGCATCCCGCAAAATCGGCGCGCTATCGAGGACTTGGCCGACCGGCTCGATGACAAGTTCTGGGACAGTGAGGATCGGCTTCTGCTGGCCCTGTTGCTGCCCGAACTGAGCGACATGAGCGAGGCGGCGGCCCAGGCACTCGTCGAACAGATGGAGAGCCAGTACACCGTCGGGGTAGACTGGACGCTGGTGAACGCCGATGCGGTGGACTGGGCGCGCAAGTATGCCTACGATTTGGTCAAGGGAATTGACAACACGACCAAGCAGGGCCTACAGCGGCATATCGGGACGTGGGTAGAGACGCCCGGCGCGCCGATAGGCGACCTGTTCGACAAACTTGAGGGGCTGTACGCGTTTGACCGGCGGCGGGCGCAGCTAGTCGGCGTGACTGAAGTCACCCGGTCGTACAATGAAGGAACCAAGATCGCAGCACGGGGCTATGAGGACGCGGGCCTGTTCACCTGGCAGCGGACATGGAGAACGAACGAGGACGAAATAGTGCAGAGATGTCCTATATGCTGGCCGCTGAACAACGTATCCGTGGACGGCCTGGATACGCCATTTCCAGATGGAATTGAGGACCCGCCGGCGCATCCCCGGTGCCGTTGCTGGACAACTCTTGAGCCGGTGCTGGTGACGGCGGCGGCTGAGGAGGAGCCGGAACCAGGGCGACCCATCGCCGGGCAAGAGGTAGACTTGCAAGCCGAGGTTGACGACCTGCGCCAACAGATAGCGGCGTTGCAAGCTGCTGAGGACGAAGCGCTGGTAGAGGTGCTACAAGACTATCTGCAAGACGTGCAAAAGAACCTTGAGCAAGAGCAGCGGATCAATCAGGCGCTATGGGACCGGCTGGGCTTGACGCCTGGGCGGGCCAGTGATGACGATTGGCGTAAGGTGGCTGAGGAATTGCGGCAAGAGGGCTACGACCTGTACAAACGGTACACCAAAGAGGGCATCAGGCAGCTCGTGACCGAACAGCGCGGGGCCAAAGAATCAGGCTACATGATCGTAGGCAAGGAGCAGATTCTAGTCAGGCGCGGGGCCTTTAGCGTCAGGGCGGCCCAGCGGATGGAAGGGGACCTGTGGGCCGATGCCAAGGAGGAATTGAGCGGCGCTGTAGGCCAGTTCTTGCAAGACGCCGGATTCAACAAGGGTGAGATTGCCAAGGCCAGCTATGAGCAGCGGTTGAGACTGTGCGAGGAATTGGGCGGGATGGA